GCCGGAGAAGCGTGACTTGCTAGACACCGACCCCGATTGGGTGTATCTAAGCGAAATTGCGGAGGTTGAAAATGTCATCCCAGAATAACAGCAAATCTGAGAAGATCACAAAGGCGAAAGCAAAAGCCATCAAAGATAAACTTGCCAAACATTTCAAAGACGTGAAGTACGCTTCCATGTTGGCTAAAGTGGAGACGGCAAGAGATCAGAGCACGGTAGCCGATGCTGTGTTGGCTGAGCTTGGTGTAGACTGGAAGTTGGAGTTGGGATGAGAGAAAAAGCATGGGATACGATCCTAATCAACCACGAGATGAAATAGGTAGGTGGGCAGAAGTAGCTGGTGCTAACGCAAGAAAAGCTGCTGGACTAAAACAAACCGGAGAAACCTTAAAAAGCTTGTCACCAGAACTGGCTACTGCTGCTCAAAAAGTTTATGATGATTGGGATCAGAGCGATCCAGAGAATGACGATCTTGGTGGTGGAGGAATTTGCCAAGACATTGCAGAAGTAATGGCAAGTAAACTAAACGAGTTTGGAATAGAAGCACAGACCGTTAGTGCTCAGATTGGCGAACAGCATGTTTGGGTTGTTGCAAAATTGGCAGATGGAGTTT